TTGAAAGTTAGCGTTATAGCAATGGTGTGGTTTCAAGCATTACCGCATCAAATATGTTAGCCATTGCAGGCTATCCAGGTGGCGTGCAACGCACGCAACAATCCATCAATGATGACCGTGTGTGTGTCTTTGACTTTATGACTGCTGCTCAGATTTCGGCTGTTAAGGCAGGAACTTCTGTTGAAGACCTGAGCACTGCTTTTGAGCAAGCCATCAATACCAGCAAGCGTGTCTACATTCCGAAAGGAAAGTATCGCGTTAACGTGCAGATTGACAGCAAGACAATCTTGGAGGGTGAGGGTGGCCAATCTACCATCCTGTATCCATATGACGAGACGGTCGCAATCATGACCTACACGTTTACGGCTCAACAAACTCCAATTTATGCATTCTGGGACTATCACAGCGAAGTGCATGGCGTGGGTTTTTGGGGACGCAACACTAGAACTGGCGTGGGCTTCACGTTTGGTGCTACTGATCCACAAGACTACGCCACCAATATGGAGTATCCAAACAACGTCAAGTTTTTTGGTTGCCGATTTACTAACCTTGAAAAAGGCATTCAGTTTCCATTTGGAAACATTGGCACTGAGTTCTATTCATGTGGATTCAGCAACAATAAATATGGCGCTTACTTGTTAAGCAACAAGTTCCCCGCGGGTTCTCCAAACACAATGCATGCTGGCAATAAATACTGGTATGCAGGTGAGTTCAGCAGCAACGAATGCGCTGTTTATTTGAACAATACCACGGACGGTTTTGGTGCGGTGTCTTGGAAAGACACAATTTTTGAATACAACTTGTGCGCTGGTTATTTTTATACAAACTCTCGACCAATCACACCGACTGCTTGGGATGGCTGCTGGTTTGAAGGCAATGGAACGCTTTCTAGCGGTGCCTCCACAATCACAATTAGCACATGGACTGGTACTACTGAAGGAACGCAAACGCTTGACAAAAAGACGTTGATTCTTGATGGAACTCAGGGTGTCTATGACTTCTCAAAATCATTTTTTACTGATGTGCGAGTAAAAGGAACTGAGATGATTGTCACGGCAAAAGATTGCCGTGTTGAGCAAGATGCTGGAAATGCTGGTGGCTTGGTGACAGTGGACAACCCAGCCAACTCATACGTTCGGATGGTGAATCCTTTTTCTAATCAGGCATTTCCTCACTCCTCGAACATCATCGCAACTGGTTTTCCAAGACACTATGACATGGACATGGCAGCGGGGCCAATTCCATCTCAAGGACGTTGGTTCTTTACCAAAAACCGCACTTCAAGAGTAAAGAATTTACCTCGTGGTTTGGCTGTTGCTGGAAACTCTGGATCGCTTAAAGCATCTTTAAGTTTTACATCATTTCCATACCAAACATCTGGTACAGCAGTTGTGACTAGCACCGTAGAAGGAACAGGTACGCTTTACTCAGTTTCTGCTGGTTTTGAACGTGCAGCATTTGCAAGTAATCAGTTTTTAAGGATTGATAGCCCAAGCAGCGCGTTTACTCTTGATGAGTCTGGCTATTATGTTGTCACGGTTGATTGGCAAAGAGTTACTGGCAATCCTCAATTGTATGTTTGGGATAGAGGCTCAAATCAATTTATTGCTGGCGTTACTGCCCCTGAAGTTAATCGTTGGTACACAGTGGCTGGAATTGGCTACAGCAACGGCAATGGCGCAACTTTGTTTTTAGATTTTAGCGGTGGTGCAACTACTGAAACTTGCAAATGGAGACTTGGTAGTTATCAGGTGCTTTATTTCCAATATTTATCGGATGCGCAGAACTATTTGGAGTCTGGTGTGTTTGCTGAAAATCCAAACACTCTTACGATTCCATCTTCTACTACCATTTATGTGCCACAAGAGATGGACAACGTATTGGTTTCCGGTACTAGCAATATCACATCAATTTATGCAAGCCTGCAAGCTGGTCGTCGCATCACATTGATTTTCCAAGATGCGCTGACAGTTACAGATGGCAGCAACCTAAAGCTCAATGGAAACTTCGTTACTACAGCAGATGACACGTTGACGCTTGTGTGCGATGGTACAAACTGGTACGAAGTTGCACGTTCCGCAAATTAATATTTAGGAGAAAACACATGATAAATTTACCTGTAGGAACTGTTGGCCCACTTGAGCCTGTTGCGCCTATAGAGCCTCCAACTCCTGTAATTTTTGATGAAGCAGTTACGATGCTTCAATCAAGCAGTGAAGTTACGCCATTGGTTACTGGCAATCAACGGCTGAATTACCAAACACAAAACCAAGTAGGAGGCTTAAATGCTTAAGACCGTAGGATTTCCATCCTCTAGGACTGGTGATCAGACCATTATTGATGGCAATCTTGTTATCGCCACATCTGGAAAAGGCATTGACTTTTCTGCCACACCAAGTACAGGAACAAGTGAGTTATTTTCTGATTACGAAGAAGGAACTTACACCGCCACTTTGACTTGTTCAACTAGCGGAACCATTACGGTTAGTTCTACTAATAATTGGAACACGCTTGCGTACACAAAAATTGGCAGGGTTGTCCATGTGCAAGGCGGTATTCGCATTGCTTCAGTAAGCTCGCCAACTGGGTCAGTAGAACTGAATTTGCCTTTTGCGTCTGCTAACCTTACTGGAGACGCAGGAATTGCAGTAGGTATGGCTGTTGCTCAGAGTCTTGGGTCTTTTAATCAGCCAATTTCCATATATGTTCCAGAAGGATATTCTGGTGCTGTCTTGCAGTACATGAACGCAGGAACAAGAACTAGCATCCCTGGTTCTGACTTTTCTGGAAACGAGGAAATTCAATTTGGATTTTCATACATTGCAGCCTAACTTAGAAAACTGAAAGGAAAAATCATGATTGAAAAAATTCAAGTTGTAGACAAAATCGAGATTATTGAAAATGGTGCAGTGCAAGTTCGTACTGCCACCAGAATCATTGAAGATGGAGTAGTTATTAGTCAAAACTACCATCGACATGTGGTTGCACCTGGCAATGATTACAGTGGCGAAGATGCGCGTGTGCAAACTATCTGCGCAGCAACTCACACTGCTGATGTGATCGCGGCATATAAGGCAGCAAGCGCTGCCCAAGGAGTTTGAAATGAGTACTAATTCGCAAATTGCATTTACCCCTCTTGGCGAGACCATTGTTGTTGCTGCCGCTGGCACTGCTCCAACTGGAATCCAAGCTCCTGTCTATACCAAGTTTGATCCACAAAACGCAGGCCAGTATCGTTTTATTAACGCTGGCACAACTACTGTGTTCTTGGGTACAGGTGCAAGCGCAGCAGAGGCTACGGCTAACTCAGTGGCACCAATCGCAGGTGATCCATCACCAGCCATCGTTTTGATTCCTGGTGCTGTTGAAATCCTGCGCTTCAATAAAGACACATTCTTTAGTGGCCTATCTAGCGCAGCAGCCACTGTCTACGTTACGCCAGGCCAAGGCCTCTAATGTTGGGAGCTGATGCAATGGCAGTAGAAGGAAACGAGATCGACCTTGTCAAATATGGCGTGCTCTGGCAAAAAGTTCAGGACATGGACAAAAAAATGGACAAGGTCGAGCGCCAGCTTGAAGAACTGGTGGCGCTGGCCAACAAAGGTCGTGGAGGCCTTTGGTTTGGCATGACCGTGGTTTCTGGCGCTTCTGCCGTTGTCGGTTACTTCCTAAGTTATTGGAAGCATTGAAATATGGACTTGCGATGGTTTTAACACTATCGCAAGTTTCATCAACTGAATATAGATGCGTCCGATGGGCATGGACCGGTGATGTTTTTAATCGCAAAGTAGTATGCCTTGAGTGGAAAAAGGTAGAGCGAAAATGATCGATCCTATTACAGCCCTAGCAGGACTACAAAGTGCAATCAGCGTAGTCAAAAAAGCCAGCAAGGTCGCAAACGATCTGGCTGGTTTGGCTCCATCTATTGCCAAGATGTTTGATGCCAAAAGCGTGGCCACCAAAGCTATGGTGGAAGCCAAGCGCTCTGGCAACAAATCAAACCTTGGCACAGCCTTACAAATTGAGATGGCGCTCGATGAAGCCAAGCGCTTCGAGGCCGAGTTGATGATGCTGTTTCAGGCTACTGGCCGCGCTGACGTATGGCAAAAGATCAAAGAGCGCCAGCAACAAATGGACATTGAAGACGCTCATTTAGCCAGTCAAGCCAAAGAAGAAGAAAAAAAGCGCAAAGAAGATGAAGAAGAGCAAATGGCGTGGGCCATTGGCATTGTGGTGATCGTGATGCTTCTTGGTGCAGTCGGTTGGGGCATTGCTGAAATTCAAGATTTGTGCGCTAGAACGCGCTGTGGTCGATGAATGAATACCAAAAGCAATTCGACCTCTTTCTCAAAATCTTCGTGCGCATGTGCATTGCATGGTATGTGCTCGGCCTGCTCAAATTTTTGCCAGACGAGCTTGCCGACAAGGTCGTGAATAAACTACTAGGGATGATTGGACTATGAGTGAAGAAAAGCCAGCAGACATATTGAGCAAAGTGCTGTCCTATGTTGACAGCCCATTCAAGTTGTTTGCATTGATACTCATGGCAGTGTTTGCGTTTGCTGGATACTTTGTTTGGCAAAACCAAGAGCTACTGATGGGCGCATACAAAGAGTCCAAGAAGATGCCAAGCATTGTTGAGGACAGAGTGGAAGACGCTGCTGCTCACTTGTTCAAAACCACCAACGCCACCGTTGTGGCCGTGTTCAAAGTAAACCCCATGTTTGGCACTAGAGTGCTGCACCGCGCCTACACCAAAGAAGGCCGAGATAAAACCAACGATGGGCTTGATGTTGGGCTGTTTACTCAAAACCAAGCCAACAACGCTGATGTGGTCAAACTGATGGCCAGTGAGATACCTTGCGGTGAATACCGCGCAGCGCAATCCGAGATGGGCTTGTGGTACATCGCTAAGGGTGTCACATACACTTGCCGAATCAGCATCCCACCTGATCCAAACCGATTCGTTGGCCAAATTACTGTTGGTTGGGATAATGAGCCAGCCGACATTCAGGTGGCAAGAACCATGATGGAAATTGCAGCAACCATGCTTTCAAGGAGCAAACAATAATGGATTGGCTTAAACAAATTGCACCAACAATTGCCACTGCACTTGGTGGCCCATTAGCAGGCATGGCAGTCTCGGCTATTTCAAAAGCTGTTGGTGTTGAACCTGATCAAGTTCAGGACATGATAGCCAACAATAAACTTTCTGCTGATCAGATCGCACAGGTCAAGCTGGCCGAGATCGAACTCCAAAAGCAAGCTCAAGAGCTGGGCCTGAATTTTGCCAAGTTGGAGGTTGAGGACAGGAAGTCTGCACGCGAAATGCAGGCAACCACTAGGTCGATGATGCCTCCAATCTTGGCAGGAGCTGTGACCATAGGATTCTTTGGCATCATGGTGATGATGTTCTTTAATCAGATCGACAGCAACAACCCAGCCATCCTTATGATGCTTGGCAGCTTGGGCACAGCGTGGACAGGCATCATCGCGTATTATTTTGGCTCCAGTGCAGGGTCGCAGGCCAAGACTGACTTACTCTCAAAAACAGGACCAGTGAAATGAACTTAACACCCAACTTCACACTTGAGGAACTGACAGCCTCAGAAACCGCAGAGCGCAATGGCTGGGACAACAGCCCCAATGACACCGAGCTGGCCAACCTGACGCGCTTGGCAGACTTTCTGGAGCAGGTGAAGGTGGTGCTGGGTGGCAAGCCGATCATGATCAGCTCAGGCCTGCGCACAAAGAAAGTGAATGATGCAGTTGGTTCAAAAGACTCAAGCCAGCATCGGACCGGCTGCGCTTGTGACTTCCGAGTGCCAGGCATGACACCAGACGAGGTGGTGCGCAAGATCGTGGACAGCAACATTGGCTACGACCAAGTGATTCGTGAGTTTGATCGTTGGACCCACATCAGCATCCCAAACAGCGAGGACACCAGCCCACGCAAGCAGGCGCTGATCATCGACAAGGCTGGCACCAGACCCTACGCATAAGTGGCCACTACGATCGCCACAAAAGCCATCCAAAGCAAACTAAGCATGGCGATCATGAACCAATAAAAAAAGCGCCAAATAAGGCGCTTTGAAAAGAAAGGCTTGGAAGCGCCAGCAATGCGCACAGGGCAGTCACGGCCCTGTCTACAATTGCCGTATTCGTCGCAGCAGTTCATGTGTTCTTCTCCTTGAGTTTGGCTTCAATGGCTCGGGCAAAGACCATCTCATCTGGTTCTTTAGGCAAACACGCCCAAATCTCCTCATCCGTCAGCGGCTTGCGCTGTGGTGGAGAAATTAGCCCTGCGGTCATGTTGTCAATCTGCGTAAGTACGCCAATCAATTCGTCAAATGGTTCCCATTGAGGTGCAGTAGTTTTGTAGTGCTTAGACCAAATTGCTTCAGCAAGACGTTTTGCGTAACCATAAGCATGAGTCTCATCCTTCGCTTCTAGTGCGGCTTTTAGCCATTTGTTTTCTCTATGCAAGCGGCGCAGTTCGTTGGCGGCTTCTTGCATCCATTGTCCGTTGCCTGCATGAATTTGGTCAGCAAGGCGTAATGCTTCGTCTTTAGTCATGACGACCACCATGCCACCAAGAGGCAGGCCATGCCAGCGCCAATCGCAAAGGCCAACACATAGCCAGCCACACGCTCCCAAAGCGGCTCCTCGCGGCCATAGCCTTGCACCCATGTGCAGTCTGCAAAATTACGTGGTGTTTGAAAGTTTGAGTTTTTCACGATCAGCTCCTTGCTGGTTGATTAATGTGACCACAGTATAGCACGAAGTCCCACAATCAATGCAACTAGGGATAAACCCTAGATCGATGTGATCTCCACATCATGCGGTCTGCGCTTGCCATCGAGCAGGTCATGCAGTCGTTTTTCAGTCAATCGATGGCATCGATACATGGTGCGAGCAGGCAACATGTTCAGAAGCTCGGCATAGTCGCTCAGAATCGAGCGTACAGCCTGAATTCCTGCCCCATCCATACGAATGGTGCCACCAGCCCTGTTTCGCTTGCCAGCGAGCGCTAAAGCGGTGATGGCATCCATCAGCAGGCCACTGGAGTCCTCGCAGACTTTCATCTCGACCACCAGCGTCTCCATGAGGTTGATCGCATCGCTGACGACTCGCCAGTCATCCGTGGTTGGCGCTGGCGCGGTCTCCATTGCATGCAGGCCTTGGTACATCATGGTGAGCTGGTGCGTGCGAAACTTCTCAGGCAACGGCTCGGTCGGACTGGCCATCATCTCGTCGAGGATGGTGTAGTGCCTTGGCCTTGGCTGTGGCTTGCGCTTTCGCATCAATAACCTCGCCAGATGCGAACATCCACCAACCACAGCGAGACAAAAAACTCGCCACCAGAAAAGCCAATGCCAAACACTGGCCACTTGTGCATCAACGTGTCGATGCTGATGTGAATCTGCTTCTTCATGCTTTGGTCTCCTGTGCTTGCTGGCGCTCCAATTCCATCTTGACGCAGTGCAGAATCTGCGCGGCCAAAGTGCGCGTGTTGCGCTCGGCCATCTTGCGCAACTCAATCTCAATGTCGGCAGGCAGCCTGATCGTCATGTAACGATCTTTGATTTTTGCGGTGCTCATAGGTCGATCCCCTGATAAATGCTTTCAAGTCGGTTGATTTGATGTGCCAGCATGTTGTTAAACGAACTAAGCTGGCTGGCCAAGGCAGAGCCTGACTGGTCTGATCCGCGCAACGTGTTGCTTGTCTCTGGCTGCGGAATGGTTGCCGTTGCCAAACGACGATCAAGCTCGTCAATGACGCATATCAACGCATTGAGGTGTTTCTCGTACTGCTGCAATTCGCGAGCCACGTTCCCTTGAGGGCGAACCTTTTCGATTGAGGGCCCAGGAATGGCTCCGCCACGCATGTATGCCTGCTTCTCCGCCATGTGATGAGCGTACTGGCCCATGTCAATACCCTTCTGCCGTTGCTCGGCACTGCTGTAAGGGTCTCTTGGCTCGTAGTCTCTTGAAAGTTGGTCGTAGCTCATCAGTCAGTCCCTCCAGCATTCGCAATGGCGGCTTCCTCGAACATGTCAGCAGTGGCAGGGCCACCGGCCAGCTCGATCGGCACGCCATTGGTCAGCAAGTTGACCAAGTCCTCTTGGCCAGCCACCTCAATGTCGAAGCGAGTCTGTGCAGCATGGCGAATGGCCTGCGCTTGGTTGCCAGCGCGAATCAGGCGGTGGCGGTTGGTTTCAATGTCGGTGACGACATAAATGCGAGTGCTCATAAATTGTCCTTGTGTTGGTTGAAAAAGGCCTGAAGTTTGCCCTTGGCATCATCAGCACCTTTTCCCACTATACAACAGAATCTCACACTTTCAAGATAGGCAATCCAGTCTTT